ATTTGCTGCGGGAGCCACCTCAAAGTAAAAATCATCACCGAATACATCTTTACAAAAAAGAACAAAATCTACTATCTGTTGTTTAACTTTCTCTGATGTATTAGTATCTCCTACTTTTCTTGTAGCTTCCAATTCAAGAATGCTTGAACCAAGTTCTCCGCCAATACAAGCAGTTGTTGCAATTAAATGACCGGGATTATTTTTCACTATTCTTGAAAGATCCTCTTTTAAAGTAGGCACTCTTTCCATTCCTCGATCAAAATATGATTGCATCCAAGCTAAAGAAGATAACATTCTAAGCTGTTTATGACCTTCTGCATCCTTAGCCACAAGAATAAAATGATAATATTTCTGTCCGGACTCTCTTGTATTAGTTAGATAAATTTCATTACCAAGACCTATTTTAAAATCTGGGTTTGTTTCACGAAGTTCTTTTGCTATCTTATTGACTTTAATATGACTAGATAAACATTCATGGTCTGTGATACAAATACCAGAAAGCCCAATCTCTTGAGCTCTTGCGATTAGATTTTTGGGCTTATTGATACAATCCAAGATTCGAATATTTGAGTATTCTGTATGTGAATGTAACTCCATTCGTTTCATTGGTTAGTCTCCTTTAATTTTCATTTTCTATATATATTATAACATAAATTTTTTTACTTGTCAAATGAGAGAAAATTTACTTTTCCATGTAAGTCTTTATTAACTCACCGGAAGAATTATATGTTCTAAATTCTTTTTGATTTTCTTTTGTTTTTTCAAAATATGCGGCGGCTAATTGTTTGTAATTGCCAGAGTTGATACTTCGATATTCTGATAACATTGAAGTTATAGAATTTATTGTATCATTTAAATTATGTGGTTGAAATAAAAAACCATAATTTTCTATATTTTGCATATTTACTCCTTTATAGGATTTAAAATTGCATTATCAATAGTTATTCTATGATAATTAGGTATATTAGATATAAGTCCATTTTTAATTTCTTTTCCTAAATCAATAGGCGTAAAATTACATACATCAGATGCCATATTTATATGAGTATAACTATTTGATAATACATTATATTCTTTATAAGCTCCATTATGAACATGACCATGGATATTAAGACAGAATTCTTCAAGTCCATAAATAGGTTCATGGCTTAATAAAATGCGGTCTGCGATAAACAAAGGTCCGGTATATATTTCATCAAAATGATCAGAAACTTTACTGAGTACATCATGGTTACCTGTTATCAAGACCTTATAACATTTTAACTGATCAAGATAAGTAGCGTCTCCTACATCCCCCAAATGAATTAATGTATCTGATTTATGAATATTCTTTTTTAAAATGTTAGTTGCATCTTGTGCGGGAATCCAGTTTGGATTCATTAATTTACAATCTGAATCATCAAAATGAGTATCAGAAATTATATAAACTGAACCTGTTGCGCTCCATTTTTTAAAAGTTTCATATAATGATTTAATCATTAATCATGCTCTCCCATAGCTTCATTTAAAATTTCAATAAATTTCATTATATCTCTAATAGCAATATTTCTAGTTTCTTGTATGCTTACTCCTTTTTCTTTTGCCTCATAGTCAGCTTCAGAAAATCTAGCTAATTGATAACGATAAACAAGAGAGTCAAACATATATCCTTTAAGATGTTTTTCTTGTTCTTTTTGTTTCTTTTTATGAACACAATAATTTACAAAATTATCATTTATATCTATATAATTTTTATTCATTTTAAAATTCTCCTTGTGCGGGCGGGGTACAAGATTTAGTATTTTTATTTAACAATTTTCACTAGATATTGTGGTCTCCCGCTACATTATTAAAATCTTTTTCTTTGTCTAATTGTCGTTGATCGTGAGCAGAATAATTATTTGCTTTTCCATACATACCTTTATGTCTATAAGAAGCATGACCTTTTCGAGTATTGGTTTTAGTTGAAGTTCCGCCTGAACCATATTTGTTCATTAAATTGTTATTTTTTAAATAACCATCACTTTCTTCAATTTCATTAAAATAAATATATTTTAATTTTTCTTTTCTTTTCTTTATAATTTTTTCAGTTCTTTCTCTTCTTTCTGCTCTATTCATATTACCTCACCAACACTAGCTTCTGAGCCGCACGAGTACAAGCTGTATAGAGCCATCGACTATGTTCTTCTTTCTCAAATGGAAATCCTTCTTCTATAACTAGAACCTTCCCCCACTCGCTTCCCTGCGCCTTATGGCAAGTTACTGCGTACCCAAAAACGAATTCCAGAGGCACTAAATGCTGCGTTCTAGGATTCTTACTCAAACGATAAGACAGTCTATTATCCATACATTTATCACCTGTCATAATCATATGAGTATCCATTTCAAGTCCTTTAAACTCATCCCCGGTATCAGTTACAAAATCTGTTTGTGTGACATTTATTACTTTACCGGACGCCCACCTAGGCAAGAAAAAATGAGTTTGAAAATTATTCTTTAAATAACCAATAGTACCATTAATTAAATCATTTTCATCCTCTGACCATAAACCCCAATAGTTACGGAGGCAAATTAACTTTTCTCCTTCTTGCGGAAGGGCGTTGCTATCAATACCATTTAGGTTTCTAACTTGCTGATTAAGACTTAATCTCGTTTTGTTAGTAGCACAAAGTATTTGATCTGCCCAGTGTAGCATACCAGTATTTAATTCATTAGAATCTAATATCTGAACTTCTTTACCAATAAAATCTTTAATTGGTTCTTGATTCCTTATTTTCATTGTCAGCTGGATAATCTCTGATTCAGCCGCCTGCCGCATAATCTCATCTAAGAAAATGTGCGGATGATCTAGAAGATGATTATCTTCTTTTGGATCAATGGGAGGGAGCTGATATGGGTCTCCTAAACAAATTACATAACACCCAAAAGAAAAGAGTAAGTCTATTAAAGTCTTGGGCGCCATTGAAACTTCATCTACTACTACTACATGATAGTCTAAATCAATTTTCGGTTTTCTAAAGAAAGTTCCATCTGGTCTAGGGAAGCTATCATATAATAGTTTGTGAAGTGTTAATGTATTTTTATTGCCTTTACTTGCTAATACTTGAGTAGCTTTTCCTGTAAAAGCAGTAAAACATACATCTATATCTGGATCAACTCCTAACTGTCCTAGTGCAGAGATTATGAATCTAACTAGCGTCGACTTACCAGTTCCTGCGTAGCCCGATATCACAGTATATTTCTCTTTATCTCTATACCGTTGGATTGCAATATTTAAACCTTGTTTTTGCTTATTAGTTAATTCCATTTTTATCTCCATTTTTATTTTTCTATATATATTATAACATAAATTTTTTAACTTGTCAAATTAAGACAATCTATTTAATGCCTTTTCATAATAATCCTTATCTAATTCACAACCTAAATAATTTCTATTATTTTTATTAGCAACTAAAAGAGTAGAACCACTTCCTGCACAAGGATCAAATACTAAATCCCCTTCATTACTATTATCGAGGATAAGTTCTTCTAATAATCCATGATGTTTTTCTGTCGGGTGTATTCTATTTTTCCCTCCCCATATTGGGTATCTAAACACAGTATTCTTACAATGTGCATTAAAAGTTCCTCTACTTTTTCTAAACCATACTGCATTTTCAATCCCGCTTAAATACACATACTGTCCATTAAAAGGGGTTGGATTAGTTTTTTCCCAAATAAGCTGTCGTACTGTTCCTTTCTTTTTCTTTTGTTCTTCACTAAAAAAGCTATGTATTTCAGAAAACTGTTCCTTCCCACAGAATATAATTATCCCAGATTTAGCTAATCTATAACATTCTTTAACAAAAGGAAGAAGTTCAAATGTAACTATATCTGCATTTTCACGATTAAAATTTGTTAATCCATTTGATTCTCTTGTAACTTCTCCATAAGGAATATCAGTTAAAATTAAATCAACTGAATTATTTTTCATTTCTTTCATAAATTCCATACAATTTACATTATATAAATTATTTATTTCATAATCCATTTATTCTCTCCTTAAAAAACATATGCACACTTACCTTTTATATTGTAATCTTCAAGAAATAATTGAGCATATCTATTACCATTCCATTCATTAATATTACAACGACATACAGCATCTATTTCTACATAACCAGATTCAGAATAAAGTTTTTCAAATTCTTCATCTGGCATACGAAATTTAATAATACTTATATTTCCGGGTAAAGTAATCTTAGCAGTATTACTTTTCATCATTGTAAGCATATCTTTAGTAATTTGAAGATTAGTTATTGCAACAAAAGCTTCATCAACATCTTTTCCCCAGAACTGATCCATTCCACCTATTTCTATAATCGAGGCGGGATTCACTTCCTTATAATTCCAAATATAATCTACTTTATATGTAGCTTCATCTGGCATATCTTTTAAAACTTCATCAGTTTTTTCTATAAAAGTTTTAATATTTTCTTCTTTAATCCCCAAGCCGAACGCGCCCTGATGCCCAGCTACGAACTCCGTAACACCGGTTCCCGCACATATATCTTTAAATTCTGTTACACCAACTTTATCGCAACCACGAGCTGAACCTTGATATTGATTATCTTCTGTCTTGGTTAACATGCAACAAGGTCTTTGATATTTTGCCATAATCTTATTTGCTATCAATCCCGCAATATTTTTATCAACTTCTCCCGGCTCAAGCAAAAATAAAAGTACCTTATGATCAAGCATATGCTCATCTTTTATTCTATTTTCAACAAGATTCATTCCAGCTTCTTCCGCACGAGTCTGTCTATTTTTTACATTAGTGGCAGTTCTAAGAGCTTGATCCACCACCCGCTCCATTTCTCCTACTTTATGTCCTCTTTTGTTAGAAGGAATTTCCTCAAACGCAGCTTTTTTCAACATTGAATTGAATAACAATTCTTTCTCCGGCATTTCTCCGCTACGCACCATAGCATTAACAAAAGGAGCAATATAAAATGCGGCGCCCATAGGAGTAATATGATCTCCTAATTTAAATTTATTCTTTTCCCACATTCCATAAATAAATGGATTTTTAATATTATCTGGTTCAAAGCCTTTTTGAATAAGATGTTTTGTTTCTATTGATTGCAAACTCATCATATCCGCCATATTACCAAGAGCAACCAAATCTAAATAATTATCTGCATATGCAGTCTGCATTAATTTATCTAAATATCTGCAAAATTGCCAAACAACTCCAACACCTGATAAGAATTTATTTTTATAATCAGATAACTGATTATTAATTGTAATCGCATACTGACTAGCACCTTGTTCTGCTTCGTGGTGATCAAGTATTAAAACATTAATTCCATTCTCTTGTAATTGTTTATGGTAATCATAATCATTACTTCCCGCATCTGGAATAATGACTAATTTAGGATTTACATCTTCAATAAAATCCATACAGTCAACTAAGCCATGTTGTTTACCTTCATGAATATACCAAGATAAGCAAGGATAAAAAGAAGGAAATGCGTCTGCTATATAATTTATTAAAAGTGCGGAAGATGTGTATCCATCGCAGTCTGCATCAACTACTATAACAGTAGGTTCATTATTCTTTACTGCATCAAGTAGTAGTTTCACCCCCTCTTTTAATAATTTTTCTCCAAAAGCCTCTGGGGGCAATATATCTTCATCTGTTGTGTGAATATAATGAGGAATATTTTCATATTTTATTCCTCTATTTATTAAAACTTGCTCAACAGCAGAATAATTTTCATTAGGTTTTTGTATCAATTCAAATTTCATTATATAAATTTACTCTCTTTCTATACAACTCTTGAAATACTTTTGATCCATGATCAATCGGAGAACTTTTATAATCTAATAAATCTTCTTTATCAAATAAAAAGCTTATTTTTATAAAATGACCATATTTTCTATGTATTCCTTTTAAATTTCTAACTAACTTTTTAAATTCTTGATCTCCTTTTTCTTGGAACTGTTTATCTAAACCAATGATAATTTCTTCAACTCCTAAATTAATTAATAACCAAGCTTGATATTGAATAAAAGAACTCCCGCAACAAGCTACCGATATATCATTTTCCGCTCCAAAATAAGAACTATACAAGATAGGAGATTTTTCGCCCTCAAAGACTATTGCTTTTTTATATTTTTTTATATTCTCTTTACTATTATTTAAGTTATATAAATTATATGATAGCGGATGGTTATATAAATGACTTCTAAAGTATGCTGGGCGATATTTTCCATACTTTTCATTTTCTTCTACCATTGTTCGTTCTCTTATTCCTACTAATCTATTATTTATATCATAATGAGGAATTACAATCCCGCCTGTTTTAGGATTGTATCTAATGCCATGTCTTTTTAATTCTTCTTCAGTCATTCCTTCTTCTATCCAAGGTCTTATAATTGGTTGCGGAAGGTTTTTTAAAAAATTGCCATCATATTCTTTTAACTCTATCTCTTGTGTTTGAATATTAATATCTTTTATTCTATCATATCTTTCAAAGATTTTCCAATCCTCTAAATTGTCAAGCTGTAGAGTTTCAGAATTATCATTAGGTTGGAAACCAAACATTCTAGCAATATAATCTACCGCTTGGGGAAGTTCCCAACCAGCCTTTTCTTCTCTATTCTTAACTCTTCTCACGAGTTCAAAAATATCGAATAGAGGCTCATCGCACCCTGTAAAGCAGCGAAAGAGATGCGTATTATCATAATAATACAATTTCTTTGATGCTGATTCATCATGTGTATGATTATGACATATTGTTCGAGAAATAATAGTTTCTCCTTTTAACTCTGGCTCTGCATGGAACTCTTCCAATACTTGCATAATATCATCCAGAGTTAAAGAATTTTTTATTTCATCTTTATCATATTGATATAATTGTATATCCATTAAAATTCGCTCTCATCTTTTATTTTAATCTTCAAATCTTCTATATCACATAATTCATAATTATATTTTGTTACAAACATTGGTTCAATTCTGCAGCAACCTCTATCTTCCTTACACCACATAAGAACAGACTTCCAACGACCTCGTCTATTTTTATAAACAGAGATTTTAATTGAAGGTGGTTCAAATTTACCTTGTGATAGAATTGGGGATAATGACTCTAAATCTTCTTGTGTTGCTTCCAACATTATCATACCAACATCAATTTTATCTGCAATAGCTTTTGCTCCACGAAGAAGATTTTGATCATATTCTTTAGCACTAATATAATCTCCATTTAACTGTGTTGCAGTTAAAATAAATACACCATATTGATTACATATATCTTTTAATCTTATACTAATCATAAAGAGAATATTATCTTCGCGGAGGCGGACCCCGCCGCTACGCTTGGTTATTTCTTCTAATATCTTCATCGAGGTATGTAAGTAATCAAGAAAAATATACTTAGCTTCAAATTCTCTTGCTCCTCGTTTAATTGTATTTTCTATATCTTTTAATGAAAAGTCTGGTAAATATTCAAAATGTATTTTACTTTGTTTCAAAAGCATAGAAGCTTTTCTAACTCTCTCCCATTCTCCAGCGAAATATCCTCCCGTAAGAATATGCTCCTCATTAACTCCTGATATAAAAGCAATACACATAGTTTGAATTTCATCAAGCGGCTGCTCTGTAGCAATATATAAAACAGATTCACTCATTCCAGTTGATTCCCATATGTTCTTTTCTGTGTTATACATTTGTGAGCAACCAATATAACAAGCATCTGCAATCATTGAACGAGTTTTTCCAACTCCAGTAGCAGCAGACCGCAAATAAAATTTCTTTAATCTTGCTCCTCTAACAACAGCATTGACATATTTTCCATAGAGCGGATAACCAATTTCCGGCGTTTGCTTTAAAGATTCAAGCAATTCATCTACCCCTTCCGCCACATGGGTTCCCGCACTAATTGAGTTATCAACAAATGTAGCTTTTACTTCATTTATTTTATCATCTATTAAATTAGCAATTTCTTCAAGTGAATGATTATCTAACCATTCTTCTTGCTCTTGTTTCTTTTTACTATCAAATATATTATCTGGATCATAAATCCAGCTTAAATCCATTCCCGCATATTTTTGATAACCTCTGAACAAGGTCATTTTTTTCATTCGATTATAATAATAATCAAAAGTAGAAAGATTTGCATTTTCAGAACATTTTATTAGATATTCCGCTCCTTTATTAACTTGATATGTAGCTAATTTCTTGGGGCGGGAGGCGAGATAATCTTCTATTGTAGCAATAGATATTTCCTTTGCCCCTAAATTATAAAGATTTATAATAGCTTCAAAAAGAATTGTGTGAAAATCATCACAAAAATCTTCTTCCGCAAAATAATATTTATCTTCTGCATCAAGTATCTTTGGATTGTTATATACATTTCCAATAACTTGCATCACTGATGTAATATCTATATATTTTGATTGTGTAGACATATTAAACCTCATCTTCTTTTATATTAAAAAGTCTTTTCTTTTTCTCTACTTTTGGTAATGGAATAGTTATTTCTTTTACCTTTTCTGTTATCTCTTGAACATTTTTATTTTCATTTAAACTTTTTGTTACAAACAAATCATAATAATAATTATAAGCAGATTGATATATAAAAGGAACAATTCCAATCCCGCCGTGACCATTCCCATCTCTTGGTGAATGTCCTTGTACTTCATAAAAATAAATTAAAGATTTTAATATCCCTGAATAAGAATATTTTTTATTTTCTACATAATCTTTTATTTGTTTATTTACTAAAGCATAATTGGTATCATTACCAAATAAATGCTGAATATACTCTTTTAATTTTTTTAAATCTGGATCTTCTTCTTTTACTAATAATGGAACTTTTTCTCCATCCGGTTTACAAGAGAGATGAGCATATCTGCGGGCGCCGCTTTTTACCGCTTGAACCTTGTCTCGGTCGAACCGACCGCCGCATACACTACAAATTACATAATGTGCCATATGCCCCTCCTTCAAATTTTTTTCTTTTTCTATATATATTATAACATATTTTTTTTAAGATGTCAAGTGGGAGGTATTTTACCTCCCACTAAAACATTTAATTTTAATTTTATTCATCTACTTTTACTGTTTCAGTTGGAGTAGTTTTTACCAATTCTCTTAAATCCGCAAGGATAAGATCTAAAGCCTCTACTTGATCTCTTGAACAATCTTTAACTTTATGTCCTTTACCAAGATAACGCTCTATAATTTGTGTTATGCGAGGCTGCCAATATTCTTTAAATTGTTTGCCCTCTGCAGTTGTTACATCTCCATCTGAAGAGCCAGGGATATTTATAACAATATCACTGAACTCTTTCATCATAGCATCAAAATCAAGTTCTGAAACAGTATCTTCATAAAGATTATTTCTTTTTTCTGTGAAATACTCTCCACCTTTTTCAGATGCTTCTTTATCAATGGCATCACAAATAGCTTTAACTATATTATCATAGCTAAAATCAATATAATCTGGAGTATATTTAAAACGAGATCCCGCCATAAAGCGAGGAGTTCCCCTCATAAATAATTTAGTAGAATTCTCTCCATCTTTTCCTTCTATTGATCTTGAGTAGCCAATAATATCTGCCATTCGAGATACTACTTTACTTCCTCTTTTATCAAGTGTAGGAACAATTTTATTAAATTCTTTTCCAGTTTCATCTGTAAAAGTTTTATCTACAGAGTGACTAATAATAACAAGACCATAATCCATCTGAACAATAGAACGAAGAGCTGTATCAAACTCTTTTTCTACCAATCCATAACCTTTACCATATGGTATATCTCCTATTGAATCTGCATTATTATTAGCACAAACAAATTTCTCACAATAATCATATGCTATGTCAGCCGTATCA